TGCCGGGTATCCTTTGAGGAACCTGACGAGGAAGGTAACATTCCCGATGCTCCTGAGCCTGTGCGGTTGGCTGTGATTCTCATGGCCAGCTTCTACTATGAGAACCGGGATATCCCGGATATGACCACTTACAAAGCGACACGGATGGCGTTTGACAATCTGCTGTACAGGTACCGTGATCCCAAGAAAATGTTCTGACGGAGGTGATGCTGTTTGCGCGGTTATAAGAACTTCGAAAGTGACCCGCATCCAGGGGATCTCCGACACAAGATTGAAATCGGGTACACCGAAAACCAGATTAACGAAAATGGCTATCCTGAGCCGACGGATGTTGTGGTCTGCAGGGTCTGGGCTGCTGTGACGGATGCAGGAAACCAGCATTACCGCAGCGCCGACGTCATGAACACTGAGGCCGTCATCAACTTCACCATCCGGTACCGAGAAGACATCAAGCCCGGAATGTGGGTGCGTTTTCAGGGAGAGAAATGGAACATCTCCACTCTGGGCGAGTATAGCTTCAAACGCACCTATCTGGGTCTGAAGGCTTCCATTGCCAAGGGGGTGAGCGGATGAGACAGGTACAGCAGGCGCTCAAGGATATCGGCATTCCGGTTTATGCTGGCGTCTGGCGGGCTACCTCCCCGAATCAGAACCCGCCGGTGCAGTACTGCGTTTATTCCACCACCACTACGGAAGCATCCCATCATGATGATCATGTTTCATCCATCAGAACCTATGTTTATCTGAACCTGTGGAGTGATATTGATCCGACCGACATGGCGGATACGATCCGGGCGGCTATGTACGCTTATGGATTCTTCATGGTGGAGGAATCCGACAAGGGCTATAACCAGCCTGCGTATGACACAGCTACCCGGCAGTACACGGTTCAGTGGACATGGTGCTGGAGGGAGGATGTGGACTATGGCAATTGAGCTGCGTGGCTTTGATGATCTGAAGGACGATCTGGTGAACATGGCTTATGCGCTGGATCAGGGTCCCGGTGTAAACCGTGCCCTGAAGGCCGGTGCTGTTCCTATCGAACAGCAGATGCTGCATAACGCCAGCACAGACCCGAAGATCATCACGGATGCCCTTCACTCTTCCATTCACACCGGCAAGGTCAAAAAAAGGCGCGGTAGCGGGAAACAGATCACCATCGGTGTCCACCACTCGGAGAACGGCGCTTACTACGCCAACCCTGTGGAGTTTGGACACGGAGGCCCTGCTCCGGCTCCCGCGCATCCTTTTGTCCGGCCTGCCTTTGATACCAGGGCCGATGAGGCTTACAACGAAATGAAGCGCGTCCTTCGGGATGAGCTGAAGAACAAATAAACATGGAGGTAAACGACTATGGCTAATACTCCTGCCGCTTCTCCGACCGTTTCTTCTACGGTCGGACTGAAGAACATGGTGATCGCGCCGCTGACGGTCGACACCGAGGAAACCCTGACCTATGGAGATCTCCAGCTGGTGGCTGGCGCGATCGAAGCGACCATCACCCCGGAGAACTCCGACCCGGATATCCAGTATGCGGATGACATCGAGTTCGATGTGCTGTATCCCGATCCGGAACTGACCTTCACCACGAAGATGGCGGATATCCCACTGGCCATCCAGGAGCAGATCTTCGGCAACCAGATCGACGACAATGGCGTCCTGATCCGCACTGCTTCTGACAGGCCTCCGTATTTCGCGGTCGGCTTCAAGAGCGAGAAGTCCAACGGCAAGTTCCGCTTCGTCTGGCTGTACAAGGTGCGGGCGAAACCACTCACCGAGAACTACGCCACGAAGGAAGGCACCACGATCACCCGCCAGACCGGTGATGTTGAGTGGACGGCCATCAAGCGCACCAAGGACGGTCGCTATCAGGCGGTCGCCGATGAAGGTGAGAACGGCTTCACCACTGCCATGGGTGAAACCTTCCTCGCAAGCGTGTATACGCCCAGCTTCACCCCGTAACCTGTGAACCAGCTGCCGTGGGAGCAATCTTGCGGCAGCCTTTTTCCGACTTTTGGGAGGTATTGATTATGATCACCTGTACTCTTGGAGAAAAGAAATATACCGTCGACTTTGTTTCCGGCAGAGCGCTTCGTGAAATGGAACCTGCCGCAAAGGTCTATGGCAGGCTGGTACGTCTGTCTCAGGATGCTGTGGAGGGCAAAGACGTATCCGCTGAACAGATGACCGTAACCGATGCTTTAGACACCATGGTGAAGTGGTTCTGCATCCTGTTCAACAATCAGTTCACCCCGGATGAGGTCTATGACAAGTATCCTGCTGACCGGCTAATGCATGATATTGCGCTGGCCCTGATGGCAGTGCAAACCCAGACTACAGAGGTATTGGACACTTTCCCTACGATTCCGGTGACGCAGGAAGCGGATCAGATCCTGAAGGAGATCGGTCAGGAACCCTGACGCTGCCGGAATATGTTTATGCCACCTACAACGAACTGATGAAGAACGGCTGGCGGATGAAGGAGATCGACGAGATGGACATGCTGGGTTTCCTGCGCCTGCGGGCATGGGACGCCCAACGGGAGCAGGAAAAGAAAAAGCCCAGACAGCGCTTCATTGATGAAGTCTGGCCGGGCGTGAAACCATAGAACTGTAAAGTGTACTGCAGCTTCCTGGTGTTGATCTGGTGTTCTTGAATTATTCCTCTGATTGAGGAACTAATTCAAAGTGGAAAACGGGAATATCAGGATTCACTTCAAAGGTAATGGTGAGTGTTCTATCTTCAAGCATGCGGAGAGTAAACACTTTGACATCGGAATCATCCGGTTGCCAGTATAGTTCTCCATTTTCATATACAAGCTTGATTGTCATTGTATCGGAGCCATTTGTTCCGGTGACAATTCCTTCGGAAATAATGGCCTCATCGCCTTCAATTATCAGTGTGTAATACTCTTTTTCATCCAGCGGAATCATGTTCTCTCCAAAAGAGATGAACTTTCCAATGTATTCTCCAGCGAAATCCTCCAACTGTGGAATAAAAGCAGAAGAATCACTGGATTCCGCGAAGGTCAGGCTATTGCAAGCCAGAAGTAATGCAAGAAGCAAAGCGGCGCAGAGCGAAGCGGTTATTCTCTTTCCTGTTTTCATTTCCATTTTCCTCCAATGCTTGAATTTGGGTCTACCACATTTATTGTATCAATCTTCGACGGAAAATGGGTGGGCATGATGCCCACTTGCCGAATTTATTTTTTCTGATCGTTTTGCATCATGGCATAAACTCTATCAGCGTTGGAGAAAGCAATAGCTGCTTCTCCGCAGGAAACATCCCTTGGTCGGTTTACACCAGTAAGGATCCCATGATCTTCGCACCATTTCAACGAGACTGTAATCCCCGGGTATTCTTCAGGGCTCCCTTTAATAGATGACCAGTCAGCGGCTATTTCGGGCCAATAGGTTTTTGTTACGAAATACGCAAGATAATCCCTGTCTATGTATTGCGTGTCATCCAGGGACCAGGGAAGAAAATGGGCTTCATTCTCCTGTGGAGGCTCTAACGGGCTGGGGATTCGGACATAGTCATCCTCCATGCCATATATCTCGATCAAGGTATTCTTCAGCATTCCCACGGTATAATACGCAGTCCTATCATCGAAGATATGTGTTCCGTATTTGCCCTGAAGATAGGATACAGCCTCTTGTTGGCGATCTTCATCCGGCATTACCAAAGGAATGACAGAACCATCCGTAAAAGGATTGTACGTGATCCGATCATAAATGATTTTTCCAGCAAGGGAAAGCAAGGCTATGGCGGTGACAGCGCAAATCGATATTTTGACAATTCGCAAAACTTGAGATTGCGGATTTGCAGAAAGCAGTGCACGCTTTACCTGACTCATATCCGAGTAACGATCCTCCGGAGCAAAAGCTGTGCATTTGGCAATGATGTTCCTGAGTGGCTTATAGAGGCGAATTTTATTATTTTCTCGTATGCTATCAGTCAAGAGGAACCGAAGCAGCACGCCGAATGAGTATATATCAGATCTGCAATCGGTTTGAGCAAAGCCGTATTGTTCAGGCGGCGCATATCCCTTTGTTCCAAAGAAGACAGTATCACTTTCCTCTGCGGTTTTGAAAACTCTTGCAATATCAAAATCGATCAGAACGACATCTTCATTTTCCGTGACGATAATGTTCTCCGGTTTTATATCACGATGTATGACAGGTGGTGTCTGAGTATGAAGATAGATTAAGACATCCGCGAGTTTAATGCAAAGATGTATTATCTCTTCTTGGGATAAATCCTTGTCTCTGGCATAATCGCTGAGCGGAACACCTTCAATGTATGATCGAACAATGATAAACATTGAATCGTTGCTGTAACTGCCACTAAAATCCGGGATTCCTTCATGATGAAGATTACGAAGTATGTTTTCGGTATTCGTATCCGAAAACAGCGAAGCGTCATAGCATTTTGCAACACAAAGATCATGTGTTCCTTTTTTTGATACCAGGAAGGTTTCACGACCATGATGGGAAGCGAGGCATTCCAGTTGATCATAATCTGCTAAAAACTCAGCAGGGTATCCAGCTTTTGAAAAAATGTTTTCTATTTCCTGCACGGCAGATTTGTTATCAATCATTTTTCCGCCCTCCACCCAAAATGGGCAAATCTAAATCATGAAGGATAATTTGCGTATCAGCAAAAGATTTACCATGATAAAGGCAGTAGATAATAGCAGAATCCCTTTTAACGCGTGGATACAGGGGACTCTTTCTGGCGACTTTTAATAATTCTTGCGTTCCGGTTACTGAAAGTGAAAACCCAAAGGCAAGCTGCAGTACTGTGTCCCTTGAAGGAGTTCTTCTTCCACTAAACAGCTGATGACCAAATGATTTTTCCAATCCGGCACGCTGTATGATGTGTTCAGGCACCTCGTTTTGCTCAGCACACAGAGAGGATATGTATTCATGAAAATCAGGCAGCATAATGTCTGACCCTTTTCCTTCCAGAAATAAAGGAAGGCTTGGGGTTTTAAAGAGAAGAGCAAGGAGCTCTTCTGTGCTAAGCCTCTTCTGATCCATAACATACGCTCCTCGAAAAAATCAAAACTCTCTTTGATGATTTCAAAAAGATTGTCTTTTCGCTTGCGCTCTTGGAGCGCCTGCCCATTATACCCCTGAACCCCTTATCCCGCAAGAAAAGAAGGTGAAATTTCATGGCTGAAACCCTGCGCGAACTGGTGGTCGCGCTGTCGCTGGACTCCAGCAATTTCTCGCGCAACATGCGCTCCATCAATCAGCAGATCAAGGAAGCCGAGTCCACCTTCCGTCTGGCTGGTGCGGGTGTGGAGAACTTCGAGAAAACGATCGCCGGAACCGAAGCGAAGCTTTCCATGCTGGGAAATAAACTCACTCAGCAGAACCGGGCTGTAGAGCAGTACAGCCGTGCCCTTGTTGCTGCCAACGATAAGCTGAAGGAAAACTATAACCGCCATCAGGATTATTCCCAGAGGCTGGATGATGCCAAGGCTCGTCAGGAAGCCCTCCGTTTTGAAGTGGAGACAGCTACCTTCGCGTATGAGCAGTATCGGGATACCCTTGGCGAAACTGACTCCGCGACCATCGCCGCCAAGCAGAACATGGAGCGGTATCAGGAAGAATACCAGGATACCACGGCAGAGGTCACCAAGCTGGAAGGTCAGGTCAAAGCGCTCCAGAAAACCATGCAGAACAGCGCCGACACGGTTTCTAAGGCCACTACTGACCTGAACAATGCCAAGGCTGGTGTACGGGAAACGGAAGCAGAGATCCGCAGGCTAACGGAACAGCTGTACCGGATGCAGTCCGCATGGACACAGGCTGGTGAGGCACTGACAGCGATCGGCAAGAAGTGCGAAACCATCTCCAAGGCCATGACCAAGGCCGGGAAAACGCTTACCAGGAATATCACTACGCCCATCATCGGTCTGGGAACTGCCGCTGTGAAAGCCAGCATCGACTATGAATACGCCTTCGCTGACGTACGGAAGACTGTGGATGCCACCGAAGAAGAATACGAAAAGCTCTCTGATTCCGTGAAGCAGATGAGCACCGAAGTTGCTGCCTCCGCTGAGGATATCGCGGAGGTAATGTCCATCGCAGGTCAGCTGGGCATTGAAAACGAGCATCTGGCTGAATTCTCCCGTACCATGATCGACCTGGGCAACAGCACAAACATGGTGGCTGCGGATGCCGCCAGTCAGGCCGCCCGGTTTGCCAACATCATGGGCATGAGTCAGGAACAGTTTCAGAACCTTGGTTCTACGCTGGTTGATCTCGGTAACAATTACGCCACGACGGAATCGGAGATCATGGAAATGTCCCTCCGCCTCGCTGGTGCCGGAAAACAGGTCGGCTTGTCCGAAGCCCAAATCATGGGCTTTGCTGCAGCGCTGTCCTCTGTCGGTATTCAGGCTCAGATGGGTGGTTCTGCTTTTTCCAAGGCGCTGATCAAAATGGAGGTTGCCGCCGCAACCGGCGGTGAAGCGCTGGACGACTTCGCTCGTGTCTCCGGGATGAGCGCGGCGCAGTTTAAGGATCTGTGGGAGCGGGATGCCGCTTCCGCTTTCCAGGCGTTTATCGTTGGTCTTTCCAAAATGGATGAGGAAGGCGTAAGTGCCATCAAAACCCTGGACGATATCGGCATCGCAGAAATCCGTCTGAGAGATACTCTGCTCCGTGCTACCAACGCCACAGAGCTTTTCAGCAAAACGCAGGCGACCGCCAACAAGGCATGGTCTGAGAACACTGCCCTGACCACAGAGGCCAACAAACGGTATGCCACCACGAAGAGCCGCCTGATCAACCTGAAAAACACAGCGCTTATGTTCGCCCGGCAGATCGGCGACGACCTGAATCCGACGATCCAGCAGATCATCGACAACGTGAATGGCCTTCTGCAGAAGTTCCTTTCTCTGGATCAGTCTCAGCGGGAATCCATAGTGAAGTGGGCCGCCTTTGCCGCAGCCGTTGGCCCTGCTGTGCTTGTGCTGGGCAAAGTCACCGGTGCTGTTGGTAAAGTGAGCAGCGCTCTGAGTACCGCCTTCACCGCTATTGGAAAGTTCTCCGCGAAAGTCAGCATGGCTGGCGGAGGGCTGGGCGGCCTGGTGAAAACGCTGGCTTCTTCCAAGCTGGCAATGGTTGCCCTTGCCGCCGCAGTTGTGTATGGCGCAGTGAAACTGGTGGACTACGCTTCCGGTGCAAAAGCCGCTCGGGAAGCCCTCGAAGGCATGGCGAAAACCGCAAAGGACTGGAAGGAAACCGAAGCGGATACCTTCTATAGCCGGAGCAAGGGCCTGTCTTTCTTCGGCATGAGCAAGGAGGACTTCCAGCGGGATACCGCCAGCGCTCAGGAATGGGTGAACGGTGTCCTTGGCATTTGGTCAGACGGTAAGAAGGAAACCAACGAGATCATTTCTGAATGGACTGAATCCTTCAAGAGCCTGACCGCAAGTACCCGGGAGTCCCTGCAGAGCATGAAGGATACAGCGGATGCAGCCGGATACACTTCTGTTTCGGATCAGCTGCAGCAGGATATCAAAACTCTGGACGCGATGGACAAGGAAATCGCGTCTCTCCTGAAAAAACGGAAGAACCGGAAACTGACGTCCCGGGATAAAGTCCGCCTGCAGGAGCTGATCGACACCCGGGAAGCCATCGAGGTGAAATATCACCTGTCCGCCGCCGATGCTGACGGCTTCGATACCATCCGGAAGAAGGTGGAAGCAGAAGTCGCCCGTGCGGAAGCCCGGGGGCAGGAAGTCAGCGGTGAAGTGTACCAGGAGGCCATGGTGGCAGCCGCTGAAGGTATGGCATCCGTAAACTCCACTCTTGACGAGCAGTATGATAAGGAATATGCCCTGATCCAGCTGATTGAGAACGCGGAAGAGCGTCAGCAGGCGCTGGATGCCCTGAACGCAAAATACAATGAAGATCGCCGGAATTCCGCTCTGGAATATGCCCGTCTAATGGCTGACATGGTCGCACCCGTATGGGAAAGTGATAATGTGCAGGAAGCCAAGGGCCAGATCGGCGAACTGATGCAGCTTCTGCGTCAGTACAGCACCGCCAAGACCGACGCGGAGAAGAAAGCCCTGCTGCCTGATCTGCAGAAACTGACTGCCAGCATGGATGAGGGTGCTTTGACTGAATATGTTGGACTGCTGACACAGATCCAGTCCCTGCTGGACAGCGGCCTGTCCGAGGATGAAGTCAAAGCCATGTTCCCGGATATTGACTTCTCTACAGCTCTGGAGCAGCTGGCTTCCATTCAGACCTTCCTGAAGGATAATAAATGGGACACCAACCTGACCAGCCTGAACGAGATGTTCGGTGAAGCCATCGGCGACGAGGTGCTGAAGATCACTACGGATCTGGACATGACCGGCGCGAAAGCCCGCTGGGAAGAATGGGCCGCTAACCCGGGAGCCATCACGACGGATGCCGTGATCCAGAGCTATACGGAAGCGGAGAATGCTACAAAACAGCAGCCGCTGGTGGATGCGTTTGTGGCGAAGTATACCGAAAAGCCGGAAGGGGCTGACAAGACAGCACTCTCCCCGGAAGGCCTGGTAGCCTATGTGACGAAGTATGCGGAGGCCACGACGGGCACCGATGTTTCCGGGCTGAATCCAACGAACGTGACCGCCATTGTCAGCGCCTATAAGGAGCTGGCTGAAGGCACGGATGTCACTCAGCTGAAGCCCAGTGAAATCACGGCCTATGTTTTCAAGTATCTGGAAGAGAACAAGGTCGACACGACTGGCCTGACTCCCGGCTCTGTGACCGCTACGGTCATGGCATATGAAGAGGTCACAGGCGGAGCTTCCACCGCCGCGCTGAAACCCTCTGATGTTGTTGGCCTGATCACCAAGTACGCTGAAGCGGAGAATGTGGATGTTTCTGCGCTCTCTTCTGCTCAGGTGGAAGGCATCGTGACAAAATTTGCGGAAGCAACCGGCTGTGATAAGTCGGAACTGCTGAAGGAATTCACGGCCTACATCACCGAATACAAGGAAGCCAACGGTGTGAAGAAGCCCACCCTGAATATGCAGGTGGGTCTTTCCGGGTATGACCTGTTGGAGTATCGGCGCTGGCTGAAAAACAACAAGGTGGAAGTCGAAGGCATTGTCCGGCTGTCCGAAGCCTATGAAGATCCCTCCGGTGTGCTGGGCGAATCCGGGGTGAAGTTCTGGAAGAATGGCGAAGAAATCCCTGTAACAGCAGTTTCCACGGATATGCTGAAACCGGAGGACGTCGCCATCCTGGACAAGGACGGAACCATGCATGTGCTGATCACCGCCGAGGTTACCGGTGCGCCGGAAGCGATCGCTGAAATGCGTGAACAGGTAGCTGAAGTGGATCAGCTGGGTCTGACCGCGCTCGGAAAGGCTGCCGGAATCATGCCCACCAGCCTGATGGGCTTCATCGATGCCGCAGAGAGAAGAATTGAAGATGCTAAGCGCCGTACAGGCCAGTGGTGGAACTTCATCTTCGGCGGCGATGAAGGCATCAAACGGACGCTGGATCAGTCCATGCAGTCCGACTTTAATGCTGACCGTGTCGCTGAGCTTTCCACCTATGTGGCTGAAGTCGTCGCCGCCATAAAGAACGGCGAAGAAGTCAGTCAGGAAGACATCGATAACGTGAACAAGATCCTGCAGTTTGTGAAGGATCTGGATGCCGCTGGTGTTGGCGGCAATGTCACAGCCGGTATCGCGGAAGGCATGACCGAAGCTGGATGGGATACCACCGCTGAAACTGTCGCCACTAATCTGGAGACGGCACTGAACAGTGCTTTCATCATCAACAGCCCCTCCGAGCGAATGAAGCCAACCGGTGAGTATGTTGCCGCCGGTATTGGCGCTGGGCTTTCGGGCTATGACTTCTCCACGGATGCAGCCTCGCTGGTTACTGCTCTGCAGACAGCTGTTGCCGCAGCCCTGGGAGAAAACACACTTCAGAGCACGATCGCCGCAGCCTTCCCGGAAGGATCACTGAAGAAGATTGGTGTGAACGCCATGGCTGGCCTGAAGGCTGGTATTACCGCCGGACGGTTTGGTGTGATCAGCGCTATGCAGGCCGCCGCGCTGGCAGCCGTGAACGCGGCAAAGAAAGCCCTGAAGATTGCTTCTCCATCAAAGGTATTCCGTGATGAAGTCGGCTCCATGACCATGAAGGGCTTCGGAGAAGGCATCCTGCAGGAGAGCAAGGTGCAGGCGCGGACAATCCGGAATGCCGCCCGCTATCTGACGGATGAAGCGAAAGAAGGCTCCATCGCCTTTGGCAGTACGGATAACCGGAAGACCTACAACAACACATCCTCTGTGAACCTCTCTGGGAACAACTTCTATATCCGGGACGAGCAGGATATCCGTTCCCTGGCTGTCGAGATTGCCACCCTGACCCGCCGCCAGCAGAGAGGCAGAGGACTGAGGATGGCATAAAGTTGTTGACTTTCAACGCTTGTAGAGGATATATGTTCCTACCAAACGCAAAGGAGGTAGCCACATGTTTTCCATGCACATCAGGCCAGAGATCCTGAAGAACATCCGGGAAAAGTACCCGCCCGGCACAAAGGTGGAGGTTGTGGAGTTTCACGATCAATACCGGGATGTCCCGGCGGGTACGAAGGGCCGGGTACTGGCAGTCGATGACACCGGAACGATCCACTGTGAATTTGAGAATGGTGTTTCACTCGGAGCCCTCTGGGGCATCGATGTCGTGAAGAAAATCGACTGAAACGACTGACTGGGAGGAAGCTGCCTGCGGGCGGCTTCTTCCCGTTTTGGAGGTTGCCATGACTGACTATTTTATCTGGAACGGTGTGGATTGCAGGCAGTATGGCATCCATGTATCCGAACTGCCACCCATCACCATTCCACAGGAGAGGAGCACCCAGACCAATGTGCCCGGCAGGCCGGGAAGCCTGACGCAGCTGGAAGGCGAAGACGTCTATGACGATATGATCCTGACCGCTACTTGCTTCATTGCTGACCCGGAACAGATCCCTGTGATCGCCGCATGGCTAAAGGGAAAAGGCACGGTAACCTTTGCCAACCGTACTGGCGGGCACTACAATGCTAGAATTGCCAATCAGATCCCGTTTGAAAAAGTGCTGCGCGGAAATCCTCATTGTTCCTTTGCCGTGAACTTCCGGTGTTTTCCGTTCTGGTACAAGGACAATGTATCGGATGTAACGATCACGACATCCGGCGGCACAATCACGAATCCCGGCAGCGTTTATTCCGAGCCGCTCATCACCCTGACGGGTTCCGGGGATATTACCCTGATGGTCGGAACCACGATCGTGGAACTGACCGGGATCACATCCGGCATTGTGCTGGACTGTGCCTTGAAAGAAGCATATCTGGGTACAGCCCTGATGAACGACCATATGTCCGGGGACTTTCCGGTGCTGAAGCCCGGCCTGAATGGCATCAGCTGGTCCGGGGATGTGACGAGCGTTGTTATTTCCCCGAGATGGCGGTTTCTTTGATCGGAGTTTCATGATATTCTATTTTCGGTCTGCGCGATGCAGTCCAAAGTCAAAGCATCAAAGCGAGACAGGAGAATTCTGGAATTCTGGAATTCTTTGTAACGTTTTTCACTTTCTTGGAACTAACTTTGTGAAAGGGGGTGATGACTGTGCTCGACGGGGAAACTGCTTATGAGCAGAATAAAGGCCTTGTCATGGGCTATCTGTACAGATTGTGCCATGATGAAGATCTTGCGAACGAGCTCACGCAGGAAACCTTTTATCAGGCTCTGAAGCAGTGGGATCAGTTTCGGGGAAAGAGTAATCTCGGAACCTGGCTGTGCACAATCGCAAGAAATCTTTATTATCGATCATTACGAAAAAACGATGCTGTGTCATTATCAGTCATCCCGGAACCAGAAATCCCTGATTTCACGGAGAAGGTTGCCAACCACAGTCTCGCAGTGACTGTACACAAGGCGCTGCATGAATTGCAGGAACCATATCGTGAAGTTTTTACACTGCGGACATTCTGTGATCTGTCCTATAAGGAGATCGGAGATCTGTTTGAAAAATCGGAAAGTTGGGCACGGGTCACCTACTATCGGGCAAAGCGAATGCTGCAGGAAACCATGAAAGGAGAAAACGCTCATGAATAAGGAATGCGATACGATCCGTGATCTGATGCCGCTGGTATTGGATGATGTAGCCAGCGAAAACAGTAAAAATATGGTCACGCGACATGTGGAAGATTGTAAAGAGTGCCGGGAATATATGGATCAGCTGATCGCTGATCTCCCTACTGCAACAGCGGAAGAGGTTCGCCAGGAACAACAGGCAAATCAGGAAGCGGCCCGTATGCTTCGCAGGAAGAAACGTACACGCAATTTGAGACTGCTGCTGCTTGGCATTTTAATTGCCAGCGTTGTATTCTGTACTGGATTGTTTGTCTGGCATCGAATGGTTAATCTGACAGAACCGTTATCACTCGAACAATATCAGCTTAATCTTTATCAGCTTGAGGATGGAAACATATATGTAACAGCTGATCTGTACGATTACAGAAAAACGGGGATCGTCTATTCCGAACAGTATGTCGAACGCTCGTTGTATCTTTCTTTGCAAACGCATCCCTATGAAAAAGATACTATGATTCAAATGGAAACAGGTAACTTTGGCGTAATATGTCTGGATGATTACGACTCGATCTACCAGGGGACACCCGATGGTTACAAGCTTGTATGGCAAA